CTTGCGCCAAAGATGCGAACCCTGCGGGCTGTATGGGCCTTGTGAGGCGATCTCAAGAGGAGTGCGCGAAAGCTGCCGGCGACGATCTGAAAGCTGTCGTTGCTGAAATGCACAGCCAGCCGCCGCATGGTCCGGGCTGGGGTGATTTCGGGCTCGCAGTTGTGAACGGTATCGTCGGCGGCTTCGGCTACGGCGCCATTTACGGAACTGTCCGCGAAATGTCGAAGACCAACCGGGTCGGCTATGAGAATATTCAAGCACCGGGCGCGGTGGATAACAGTCGAACGACAATCACCCGAGACAGCGGCAACTCGACGGTGAGCAACACGAGGAACGAAACGACCACCACCCGGGTTCAGGGCAATCTGGTCAACGGCGATTGGGACCAGAGTCAGATCAATCAGTGGACAGACAGCTTCAATCAGACGCTGCCGGAAAACTGCACGGTCATTGTGCTGCCGACGTTCGGGTTCTCGGCTGAAACCGGGGCGGTCACGGGGTTCAGGGTCGAGTGCGTGTAGAAATGGACGGTAAGTTGTGAGAAAAAACAGCGTTACCTACAGTCTCGAACTAGCGATGAAAATCTGTGAGCGTCTTGCCGATGGCATGTCCTTGGTGGAGGTTTGCCGGATGCGCGGGATGCCGAAAAAGACGGCGATCCACCGCTGGCGCTTGGATGGCGAGCATGAGGAATTTGCCCGCATGTACAAGACCGCCCGCGAGATTCAGGTCGAGGGCCACTACGACGAACTGATCGAACTCGCTGACTCGGCCAAGGGCGAGGACTCGGCGGGCGTGCAGGCGGTGAAGCTCGCCGTTGACACACGCAAGTGGGCACTGGTCAAGTTGGTGCCGAACACCTACGGCGATCGCATCGACCACACTCACGGCGCCAACGAGTCTTTGCGCTCCCTGATGGAATCCGTCGAAGCAGATGCCGACATCGGCCCGGGGCGGTCCAAGGGTCGTCGGGACCAGCCCAGTAACGACACCGACACCGACACGCTCCATTGATCCACCTCGATCAAAAGAAGGTCGGGGAAAAGCTCAAGGATCGCTGGTGGCGCCTGAACCACCTGTACAAGATTCGCGACAAGCACAAGAACGTCGTGACATTCCGGCCCAACTGGGTGCAGACGGTCATTGATGACAATCTTGCTTGGTTGAATCTGATCCTGAAGTCACGGCAGCACGGAGTGACCACTTACTCGTGTATCCGCGCCTTGGACTCGGCGTTGTTTCAAAGCAACTTCAGGGGTGGCATCATCGCGCACAACAAGCAGGACGCCGAGGCGTTCTTTCGCGACAAGGTGAAGTTCGCTTACGAGATGCTACCTGGTTGGTTGCGGGAGCAGAAGCCGATCATCCGCGACGGTGGTGGCGTTCTGGAGATCGGGGTGCCGAAAAAGAGCAGTATTGTCAGTGTCAGTACCTCGTTCCGAGGCGGCACACTGGATTTTCTGCATATCTCGGAGTACGGCCCCATGTGGGCCAAATACCCCGAGAAGGCGCAGGAGGTCAAGACCGGTGCATTGAACACCGTCCACGAGGGCGCAATGGTCGTCATCGAGTCCACGGCGATGGGCACCGAGGGCGATTTCTACATCAAGTGCAAGCGCGCCATGGAGCTCGATCGAATGATCAGGGCGGGCACCGCTGAGTTGTCGGACCGGGACTACAAGTTCTTCTTTTTCCCCTGGTACGTGGACGTTGCCAACCGCATGAATCCCCACGGTGTGGTGGTTTCGCGGGAACTGGAGTCCTATTTCGGCAAACTCGAAGTTTCTGCCGACGTCGAACTGACGACCGGGCAACGCGCTTGGTACGTGAAAAAACAAGAGGAACAGACCTCCGATATGTTTTCGGAGCATCCCTCGACGGCAGAAGAGGCGTTCCAAGCCAGCATCGTTGGCGCGTACTACGCGACCGAACTGGCGAAAGCGGAGAAGGACGGACGGGTGCTGGAGCTGCCGCTCAATCCGATGGCGCCGGTCTACACCTACTGGGACATTGGCCGATCGGACTCGACCGCCATTTGGTTCGTGCAAAAAAACGGTCCCTGGTTCGACCACGTTGACTACTACGAGAACTCTGGCGAAGGCGTCGATCACTACATCGCGAAACTGCTTGAGATCAGGGAAGATCGTGGTTTCACGATCTACGGCACTTGCTTTCTGCCGCACGACGGGGCCAACACCGACTGGTCCTCTGCTGGCAACAAGCCACGCGACCAGTATCTCCGCGATGCGGGGTTCAAGGTTGAGATACTGCCCAGGGTCGATGACCTGCAACAAGGCATCGACTGGACACGGGCCCACATCACGCGCTGCCGGTTCGACCGCAAGTATTGCGGGCCGGATGAAAACGATCGCGGCGGTCTACCGTCGCTGAAAAACTACAGAAAAAAGTGGAACGATCAGCAAGAGTGCTTCCACGACAGGCCCCTGAAAAATTGGGCCGTCCACGGCGCAGACGCCTTCCGACAAGAGGCGCAAGCGTATCAAGAGGATCGTGGTGTCCAGACCGGCACCTCGCGCCGCCGCAAGAAGGTGGCGGAGCGCATGGACTGGCGTCACGTTTGATATTCAGAGGAGACCACTATGAACGAAAAAGAAACACCGAAGTACCGAATCGACCAGCAAGCGGGCAATCGCCCGTTCAAGATTCTCGATGCCGCCGGCAACATCGTCGGCAGTTCCGAGACCAAGGATAAGGCGGAACGCTCGATCAAGCACCGAATGGCGTCGCACGAGAAGAAACAACAGGAACAGTATTGAATCCTGTTCAGTTCTGGTTTGCTCGTAATTTCATCCGATGCCTTCCCGCCGTGCGGCAGGGCGTCGAGGATGCGCTACACCATTGCGAGGAAATTCACTCGTGCGCTGACCATCTCCCAGGCGGTGGCAGTCACGATCAACCATTTGGCGAGACCTACACGCCGGAAGATGCCCGCGAGGGCGTGCTGGAAGAGGCGGACAACGCTGCCGGCATCCTAAATAGGTTATGGACATGAGAGCAACACCAAACCACATCGCGGAAAAGAAGTACGGCCCACTGGTGTTCAAATCCGGCAGCATTGACGAGGATCGCCAACCGATCCCGCACATGGTCATCCGGCATCCCCGGCGCAAGGCGACGGTCGCGATCAGCGAGGGCGTGCTGTCGGACCTGTTGATGCCGCACGCATCAGTCACGCGCACCCAGGAGGCGTATCAGCGGTTGTACCATTACGCCGAAATCCTTTTTGGGTTTGTGACCAAGGCCGATTTTCGCAAACTGGTTGACAGCATTCTCGACTACTACCCCGAGTGCATCAACGTGCGACCGTACATCGCGGAAAAGGATGCTCTGCTGAAACGCATGGAGCGCGATCGCGTTGAAATCCGCGCCAATGGCGAATTGATCGAGTTTTATTGAGGGCGCTGGCATGGGATTTGAAAACGTCAGAACCAAACCAATGCACCAGCCCGGGCTTGACGAGGGAGGCACCCACGAGGACGGACCCAAGCCCGCCAAGCGCAAGGACGGCACACTCACGACCAAAGAGCGCGAGCAGCGCCTGGAGAAGATTCAGGACTGGTGGCTCATTACCCGTGAGGCCCACGCCGACAACCGCATTGAGATGCGCGGCGACGCTGATTTCTACGACCACATTCAGTGGACCGAAGAAGACATGCAAATCCTGCGGGCTCGCAATCAAGCGCCGCTGGTCTACAACAAGATCAAGATCGCGATTGATTGGATCATTGGTTCCGAACGCCGGTCCCGTGTTGATCACAAGGTGTTGCCCAGGACTGAGGAAGATTTGCAGGAAGCGAATCTCAAGCAAGCTCTGCTCAAGTACATTTCCGACACATCGCGGACACCGTTTGAACGCTCCAAGGCGTTTGAGGATGCGGCCAAGGTCGGCTGCGGGTGGATGGAAGAAGGCATCCGAGGCGACGAGGACGAGGAGCCAATCTTTCAACGTCATCTCCATTGGGCCAACGTCTGGTGGGATGCGCAATCGCGCCGACTGGATATGGACGATTGCCGGTTCATGTTCCGCTCGCTGTGGCTCGATGTGGATATTGCCGTTGAACTTTTCCCCAAGCACGCCCGCGCCCTGGTAGAGCAGGCGACGCAGAACATCTTTCCAAACAGCGAAACGCCCGACGAGGACTTTGATCTGCCCGCCCTGTTTCAACAGGTGGATCACTATGGGCGCAGCCGGTATCGGACCAGCTACAGCGGCATCGTGGACGCGCCACGCAAGGCCCGCCGCCGGGTACGTGTCATCGAGTGCTGGCACAAGGTGCCGAAGAGTAATCAGCGCATCTGGTCAGCCGATTCGTTCGGCGGCGAGACATACGACGAGAAAAACGAACACATGGTCGATGAGGTCCAAAACGGGCTGGCGACCCTGACTGACGCGATCACCATGCAGATGGAGGTTTGCATCTTCATCCCCGGCACGCTCCTGTACCACAAAGAGCGGCCCTACGCGCACAACCGTTTCCCGTTCACGCCGATCTGGTGTTTCAGGCGCGATCGCGACGGAATGCCCTACGGCTTCATCCGCGGCGCGAAAGACGCGCAGATGGACCTGAACAAGCGCATGAGCAAGGCGCTCTACATCCTGTCAACCCGGCAGACGCTCTACGAATCCGATTCGATTCCCGATGTGGACGAGTGGCAGTCGCAGATCGCCAACCCCGCCGGAATGCTTGAGGTCCGAACGGGGGCGCTCAGTGGGAATCGGATCGAGATCAAGGACAACACCGACATTCAGCAGGGCCATGTCCAGTTGATGCAGTTGGACGCGGATCACATCATGGACGTTTCCGGTGTGACTCGCGAGAACATGGGCCTGGAGACCAACAGCCAGTCCGGTGTTGCCGTCGAGAAGAAGCAGAACCAGGGGCAGATGACTTCTGCCGGCCTGTTCGACAATCTGCGGCTCGCCGTCCAGCTCAGTGGCGAAAAGATGCTGAGCCTGACCGAGCAGTTCATGATCAAGGAACGTCAGATCAGGATCGCGGGCGAAGGGCAAGGGGGCTTGAGCTTCCTGAAACTCAATCAACCCTTTTTTGACGAGCAACTGGGCCGGTGGGTGTGGCAGAACGACATCAGCCGTACCCACGCCGATTTCGTGGTTGACCAGCAGGACTTCCGCGAATCCATGCGCATGGCGCTCGGCGAGAAGTTGCTTGAGTTGGTGGGTCAATTGCCGCCAGAAATCGGCCTGAACCTGCTTGATCTGGTGGTCGAGATGATCGACCTGCCGCAACGCGACGAGATTGTACGGCGCATTCGCTCCCTCACGGGAGTCAAGGATCCGAACGCCGACCCGAACTCGCAAGAGGCGCAGATGCAAATGCAAGCCGAGGCCGAAGCCTCCGACAAGGAGGCCCGCATGGAAGCCCTGGAAGAAGGTGCTGCGCAGGCCGAGATCAGATCGAAGTCAGCGACTTCGGCCCAACGGGAAGGGCAGGCCGCGAAGAGTATGGCCGATGCCGAACTGACGCTCCGCGATGTTCAAGCGGCAGATCGGTTTTTGGAAGAGGGCGGTTCTGCCGCCGAATACATCCACGAGGAGTAAGACATGACCGACGAGAACAGAGGACACGACAACTCAAGCACCAACCACACCCCGCCCGCCGACGATAAAACGCCGACGGAAGCCGAGCTTGAGGGACTGACTGACGAGGAAAAAGCGGAACTGACCGCTGCTGACGACACGCCAACCGATGAAGGCGAAGAAAGCGCACAGGATGCGGGCGCAGCCAAGGATGGCGCAGCCGACGAAGTGGACCTCGATGACCTGCCGGCACTCGATGAGGGCCCGGCGCAGATCGTAGTCGATCCCAGCGATGCCGAGGCACAACGCTGGGCCGGTGTGGATTTCAGTGCCGAAATGAAAAGGCTGGAGACAGAGAAACAGGGTTTGACGGAGAAGCACTCCAACGGCGAGGTCAGCGACTCCGAACTGATTGACCAGCGCGAGGCGTTGATGGAAAGACGCATTGAGTTGCGCGACCGGGCCAAGGACGTTGAGCTTTACAACGCCCGTCAGGCCGATGCCGACAACCTGTTCAACGAGGCCCAAGAGGCGTTCTTCGCCGACACTGAAAACGCCAAGTACCTCGAAAACGAACTGCTCAAGGGGTTCTTCGCGCAAACGATGGACCAGGTAGCGCGACAGGACGGCTCGTCGGGCAAATCCTATCTGTGGCTGTTGCAGCAGACCAAGCGACAGGTGGAGATCGGTTTGGGGACGCTGCGCACCAAGCGTGACGCCGCAGATCCACCCCCTCCTCGCCCCAGTCGCAACAAGGAAGAGGAAAAGAGATTGGCTGAGTCCAGCAAGACCCTTGGCAACCTCCCCGCTGCCGATATAGACAGCGGGGAAGAATCCAAGTGGGCGCATATCGACAAAATGGACATCACCGATATGGAACACGCGATCGCTCGCATGGACGACCGCGAGGCCAACGCGTTTCTTGCCGAGCATTGAGTTTTGGCGCTTCACTTTGAGCTTGACGCAGGCGAAAGCGTAACGGTCAACAAGGTCCGTATCACGCTGGAACACAAATCCGGCCGCAAGGCCCGCTTAAAACTTGAAGAACTTACAACGCAAGACGGCGACGGCGACGAGCCCGAGCCAACCCCGCCTGGGTTTGAACGACCCGGGCGGCATGGCGGCGCTGCTCAGTAGGGCAGGCCCTAAAACCATTCAGGCGCAGTAGTGCCCGATCCCAAAGGAGTACCACATGGCTATCACCACCGTGGGTCTTAACGACGCAAAAGCGGTAAAACGCTGGTCGGCGAAGCTGATGGTTGATATTGGGAAAAAGGCATACTTCACCAAGAAGTTCATGGGTGACGGGCCGGATTCTCCATATCCAATTCAGCGGTTAACCGATCTTGAATCCGAGGCTGGCGATCAAATCAGCTTCGATTTGTCGATGCAACTCAAGCAGGAGCCGACCGAGGGTGACGACACCCTGGAAGGCAACGAAGAGGCGCTGATCGACTTCACTGACACGGTTTACATCGACCAAGCCCGTCACGGCGTGAACGCTGGTGGCCGCATGACGCGAAAGCGCACGCTGCATAACCTGCGGACCATCGCCAGAAACAGGCTGTCAGATTACTGGTCTCGTGTCTTCGATGAGCAGTTCTTCATGTACCTGTCTGGCGGTCCCAATACGTCCGACAAGTCGGCGAACTACATCTTCAAAGCCAGTTACACCGGGCGCGGCAACAATGCGTTCACAGCGCCCGACGCTGATCACATCGTTTACGGCGACGGAACGACAAAGGCGACTGTAACAGCCGCTGGCGTGGTTACTGCTGACCTGATTTCAAAGGTCAAGACCAAGGCCGACGTACAGGGCGGTGGTTCTGATGGGTTGAGTGAGCTTCGACCGATCATGGTTGAAGGCGAAGAACATCACTGTCTGGTGATGCACCCCTGGTCGGCTTTCGACCTGCGTACCGCGTCCGGTGCGTCCAACTGGTTGGAACTCCAGAAGGCCGCTGCTGGCGCAACCGGCAACAAGAGCGCGATCTTCAAAGGCGCTCTCGGGTTGCATGATGGTGTTGTGCTGCATTCGCACAAGAGCGTCATTCGTTACGGCGACTACGGTGCCGGCAGCAACGTCGATGCTTCGCGGGCGTTGTTCCTGGGCGCGCAGGCTGGCGTCATTGCCTTCGGATCACCAGGCTCCGGCCTGCGGTTCGACTGGCACGAAGAGACTGACGACCGTGGCAACCAGTTGGTTGTGACATCAAATGTCATCTTCGGCATCAAGAAATGCCAGTTCAATAGCGATGACTTTGGCATTATCTCCGTGGATGTGGCTGCTGCCGCTCCGTAAATCTCACCAAGAAGTCTGGGACGAGGGTCGGCAATGTTGCCGCCCTCTCGCCTCTTAATTCAACCACAAAGGAAATATGAATTATGGCTACTTTATTGACCCTGGCCGCTGGCCTGAATCATGCCCCATTCACGGGTGTTCCAACTCCGGTAAGCAATACGCCTGTCACCGCGAGCCACAAGTTCGATCTCGCGACTGACGGATCGACTCCCGGTGTTGCGTTAAACGACAACGATGTCATTGAGATGGTCTGGTTGCCGGCGCTGTGTGTGCTGGTTCCTGGTCTTGTCTATCTCGCATCCGGCGAGCTGGACGACCACGCCACGCCAACAATGGTGTTAAACCTCGGTGTTTCCGTTGGTGGAACGCTGGACGAAGACGCCATTATTGACGGGTTCACCGTCGGCGCAACCTGGCAAATCCAGAATGGTCCAAACAACGCCTTGGTAGCAACAGGCGCGTTTGAATCAATCGGGTATTCCGATAGCGCCCGGGCGGTGAGTATCACTGTCGAAGGTAATCCAGCCGATGACACGGTAACTGGCGTTATTGAGTTGACGATCGGTTATCGCATGAAGCGGGCAGGCGACACCAACACCGATTAATTCTTGATCGGTAGTTCTAAGACTCCCGCCTTTCGGGGCGGGTTTCTTTTCGCTTGAGGGCGTGTCGCGCCTTGAACCGAGAGGAAACAAATCATGGCAACCATCTTCACATTGCCCAGTGGGCTAAACAGAATGCCCACAAGGGTTCCGCTCCCGGTAGACGAAGAACAGATCACTTCGGACTTCGTGTTCGATCTCGCTAACGACAACGCTGGTGCCGCACTGAACGACAACGACGCCATCGAAGCGATGTGGCTACCGCCGAACTGTGTTCTTATCCCAACCGGTTGCTATCTGGCGTCCGATGAGCTGGACGAACACGCTACACCCACGGCGCTGTTGAATGTGGGTGTGTCGATCGCAGGCACCCTGGACGAAGACGCCATCATGGTCGGTTTCACAACTGGAGCCACCTTTCAACAGCAGGTTGGACCCACCAATGCCGGTGGAGCATTCCACGACATTGGTTACTCAGCGAGTAGCCGAAAGATAATCATTACGGTCGATCAGGATCCGGCAACGGACTCCACGACCGGCACGATTTACTTGTCAGTCGCTTATCGCAACATGCGTCAAGGTGACGCTCTGACCGACTGATAGCCCCCGCGAAACCCAAAGAGGAACGCACCAATGGAAATAGGATACTTTGAACGAATCTGCAAAGACCCACCAGCCCCCAAGCACAAGCCGAGGATAGTGGTCGGCGTCAGTGGCAAGAAATACCATTTTGCCCGCCTGGACCCTGACGACGACGAGTCGCCACGGGTCGCCAAGGTCGAAGATGCCCGGGACATTGCGATGTTTATGCGCATACCCGAAGGCTATGCCATTTTCGAGATGCCCAAAACGGGCAAGAAGGGCATGCCGCGGCCCGCCGCTGCCGCTCCAGTCGCTGCCGTGGGTCCGGCCCCGGTCGCAGACGCCCCCGCCGAGAAGAGCCCGACCCCGCCGAGCGCCTATGACGGGTTCCTCGATCGCCCCGTGCCGGTAATTCGTAAGGCGTTGAAGGGCAGGCACGGCATGAACAAGCAGAAGCTGGAGGAGTTGCTGTTCGCCGAGAAGTCGGGCAAGACCCGGGTGAGCGCCGTAAGGGCCATCGAGGCAGCACTGGCGAAGTAAGGGGACGGAAATGAACCTGACTCAAATCATTGCGGCGGGCAGGCGACGGAACGACGACGAGGTAGTGCCTTACCACTTCAGTCAAACCGTTTATACCCAGTGGGCGAACAATGCGGTGGTCGAAGCGTGTCTTCGCTCGCGTGCCTTCCGCGATGACGCGACTTCAGCGGTGTGCAACATCACACTGACTCAGGCGACCGCCACCTACACCCTGCACGATGCGGTTGTGGTGCCTCGCCGAATCATCCTCACCGATGGGACGCGCAAGCAACCTCTTGAGTTGCTGACCTTCTCCGAAATTGATCACACCGAAAGTCGGTGGGACACCACGCAGGAGGGCGAGCCGGCCGCAGCCGTGTTGGATATGTCGGGCCGCACCATCCGTCTGTATCCGGTGCCTGACCAGACTTACACCATGAACATGCTGGTGTGGCGTCTGCCGATCCCCTCCGAGGAATTGTCGGATGGCTCGGATGTGCCCACGATCCTGCCGACCTGGGCGCATAAGGATTTGGCGGTCTGGCTGGCCTACGAATTCTTCTCACAGCATGACGTTGACACTCATGACCCCGACCAAGCCCTTACGGAGATAGCCGACTTCACCGCTCGCTTTGGCTCGCGACCAACGGCCTTTGAGCTCATCAAGTGGGCGCGGGACGGCAGACGGTCTGCCTACGCGCACTTCATGTAATGGCAAAGAATCGGCGAAGCGAGCTACCGGGATACAAGGGCTTCAAGGGGGCCGACAACACCTCCGGCGAAGCGACCCTGCCCGGTGGCGCGGTACGTGAGGCCGAGAACGTCGATTTTCGCACCGATGGTCGCGCGCGGCGCCGACAGGGTTCCACCCTCAAACACACCGGCACCGCGGTTCATTCGCTCTACGGTTGGAACGGTGGGCACGTATGGGCCGAGACCACCAACCTGTACTTTCGTTTTGGTGCCCCGATAGCCGGGTTGCCGACCGCATTGGTGACGGGACTCAGGCCGCGAGAGCCGATTTCCTACACAGAGATTGGTGAGGATCTTTTTTGGAGCAACGGGCGGACCTCGGGAATCATCAAGGCCGACCGGACCACTCAACAGTGGGGACTGGCATCACCGATTGGCGTGCCCACGTTGACGGCGAACGCGGTGGGCTCCTACGTGGCGGGCCGCTACCAGGTGACGATCACCTACATTGACGCAGACGGACGGGAATCGGGCGCACCGGGGCCGATGCTGATCACGTTGCAGGACAACCAGGGCATCGACCTGACCAACATCCCGCAACCGCTGGATGACAATGTGACAACGATCGCGGTTTTCGTGAGCGATCCTGATGGCGAAGTGCTGTTTCATCATTCGGACCTGCCGGACGGGACCACGACCGCCACGCTCTATCAGCAAGTCAAGGGCGAGCAATGCTCGACCCTGTTCATGGATCAGACACCCGCAGGGCACATCGTGCGCTACGCAAACGGGCGATTGATCTCGGTGGATAACCAGACCATCTACTACAGTCAGCCGTTGCGGTACGGACTCAGCAAGGTCCATGAGGACTACATTCGCAGCGCCAAGCGCGTGACCCTGTTGGAGCCGGTAAGCGACGGCGCCGAAAGTGGCTTCTTCTACGCCGACGATAAGCGCACGTACTACGTGGACGGCCCTGACCCTGGCAGCGCACAAATCGGGGTTGTGTACCCCGTGGGCGCGGTTGAGGGCTCCAGCACGTTCGCTCCCGGCACAGACTTGGGGCTTGATTATTCCGGTCATGTTCCGATCTGGCTGGCGAAAAACGGTCGCCCGGTCGCGGGCATTCCCGGTGGTCAGGTGATCATTCTCAATGATCGGTACGTGGCCGACGATTTTGAGCGCGGCGCGGCGCTGTACCGCGAGTCCGACACGATCAAGCAGATTCTGATCGCCGCCACCGGCAAACAGACAACATCAGGGCTGGCAGCGGCGGATAGCGCCGTGGCGTCGGTTCATTTTGCGCCGCAACTGCTGACCGATTCAATAGCGATCAGCGATACGGTTGTGGATACCGTTAATCTATTTGGCGAGATGAGCTTCCTGAACTCTGCCGGGACAGTGTTCCTGATCCCGAAAGATGTTTTGGATTCAGACGGAAACACGCACAGCATCACGGAAGTCTTTTTGGACAGTGATGGCAACGAGCATACGGTGATATAGATGTCAGCATTAGAGTTACTTGCACTCAACGAAAGCACCCCGCAGGGCGGGGCTCCCCAAGTTGGTGACACGGCGCTATTGCCCATTACTTTGCAACACGCCAGCGCCAATGAGATTGCGCTGGATATGAATGTCACGGTCAATAAGGTTGGTGGCAACGACACTTTGCTCCGCTTGAACCAGATCCCTACGGCAGCGCCTGGGACGAGTTTAATCCTCGATTTGGCAGTCAACGGAACGAGTGTATTGACCGCCGACGACAGCGGAAACCTCGATCTGATCGGAGGCAACATCCTCAACCCCGGCACGGGCCACGATGCCTTCTCTGATTTTGTTGCAGCCGAGCATGTGGACTGGGCGGCAGAGAGCGCCGGCACCATTCACGCGACGAACTATGCAAGCGACCCGCCAACCGTGGCCGATGAGGCCGCAGACACTACCTGTTTCATCGGGTTCTATACCGCAGCGACTGGCGCCCTGCCCCCGAAATCCAACGCGGCCTTGGCTTTCAATTCAGCGCTTGATGCGGGCTCGCTCGGTATTGGTGCCGGGTCGTTGCTGTCGGCTGACACAGGCGGGGGCGCACTCAGAAATGTGGCTCTTGGCCCCGGAACACTGGCCTCGTGTCAATTTGCGGATGATTGTGTAGCCATTGGATATAACGCACTCAATGCTCAGATAAATAATGCGCAATGCACAGCAGTTGGATCGCAGGCATTGGAGGTGAATACCGCCCACAACAACACAGCCATGGGGTTCCTGGCTTTATGGAAGAACACCTCGGGTACGGAGAATGTTGCCATTGGCCCAGAATGTTTGCAGCAGAACATCACCGGCAATCAAAACACCGCAGTCGGCCACCGAGCAGGTCAAACCCAGGCCGGAGCCACCGACGACAACAACACCTGGATGGGTCACGACTGCGGTAGGTACGCTACCGGCTCTGCTAGTGGTGGCAACACGGGCGTGGGCTCGCTTTGCCTTGACGCCCTACTCACCGGAATAGACAACACATGCATGGGCTTCAATGCAGGTGGGGCGCTTACTACTGCCAGTGGGCTGGTTGCTATTGGTGCCGGGGCTTTGGCCTTGGCGACTGACAATGAAAGATGTACCGCTGTTGGATTCAACGCACTCGCGGCACTGGTTTCGGGGGGATTGGAGGCGACGGCGGTAGGTTCCTCTGCGCTCGCCGCGCTCACGACCGGTGATCGAAATGTAGGCTTAGGCAATGAGGCCGGGAAAAATATCAACACAGGTTCAGGGAATGTTCTAGTTGGTGCAGACACTGGGTGGGGGCTTACAAGCAAGGGGTCTAATGCGGGCGTGGGCGACCTTGCTCTTGGGTTGGCGAATTGTTCTAACTCAACGGCACTAGGGACCAGGGCTGGTTATTTGAATACAGCCACGGGAACTGTTGCAGTAGGCTTTTATTCACTGTCCACTAACGCAGCAGCCCTAAGGGTTACTGCGGTTGGATACCAATCTGGAACGGCTCAAGCTGGTGCTGGCGACGATGACAACACATGGATTGGCTATAACTGTGGCGCTGTCGCAAACGGCAGCGCATCGGGCGGCAACACGGGAGTCGGTAGCCTCTGCCTAGACGCCCTGCTGACCGGAATAGACAACACATGCGTGGGCTTCAATGCTGGTGGGGCGCTGACTACTTCATCCAGTAGCACAATTATGGGAGCGGGAGCGGGAGCGGCAGCCACGGACACGTTCGCTGTAACTGCTTTTGGATTTGAAGCTTTGGCGGCCTTGGCGAGTGGCGGTAACTTCAATGCTGCTTTTGGGTACAAGGCACTGAACGCAATCACCACGGGTGATCAAAATGTGGCCGTCGGCTACGAGGCGATGAAAGGGGATGGTGGCTCAACAACTGTGACGGACACCGTGGCCGTTGGGTTCGCTGCTCTCAAGGTAAATAGAGCGTCGGACAATACGGCGATGGGTAGCGAGGCACTATTCACCAACTCTGCCGGTATTAATAACACAGCGACGGGGTCTAACGCAGGCAAATCACAGGCGGGCGCTGGCGATGATAATAACTCATGGTTCGGTAAAGACGCGGGATTGCTCGCCAACGGCTCCGCATCCGGAGGAAACACTGCGGTCGGTTCGCAGGCAATGGATCAACTCACCACCGGGATAGACAATATCGGCATTGGGCTCAACGCCTGCTCAATAGTAACCACCGGCAGTCAAAACGTGATGGTAGGCAACGACACCGCCACATCAGCAACGGGCTCCCTCAACCAAATCTGTATTGGCGATACAGTCGTCGCCACAGCAGACGACCAAGCATCAATCGGCAAATCCGGCGCAATCACATCAAACGATTTCGGCACCGATGCGGTCTGGACAAATACCTCGGATGAGCGCAAAAAGCGCAACATTCTGCCCAGTCTATTGGGGCTGGACTTCATCAATGCGCTGCGACCAAAAACATTCCAATTCCGTCCAGCCACTGAATGGCCCGATGAGTGGGGAGTTAAACCGGGAACCACGGTCAACACTGAAAAGGTAATGCACGGACTGGTGGCGCAGGATGTCAGGCAAGCCCTGGATGCTGCCGGTGTGGATGACTTTGCGGGATGGAAACAAACACCAACGGGTGAGCAGCAGATAGGCAAATCCATGTTTGTGTTTCCGTTGATCAAGGCGGTGCAAGAATTGACAGAAAAAATATTTGATTTAGAAAGTCGCCTCGAAGCGGCGGGAGCATGAAATGCCACAACCAGCAGTCATAAGAGCCAAAGGGATCGTTAACGCTTTGCGCGATGAAAACACCAGCGTACCGCAGACGAACATCATCATCGCCGATACGTTAGGCTACAAGCCTGGAATCGAAGACCCCGAGCCGAGCGAAGAGGACCTGGCCCGTCGGTACGTCCAGTTGTTCCAGCGGATCAGTCAAGGTCAGATTTCAAACGTACGGGTTGCTGATGTAAAATCAGCAACGCCCCACCAAGACGACATCGACGCGGCAGAGGCAAGCGCCCTTGTCGATATACCCGTAGAGCCCGACCCGTAATTCCAAAAGAGGAACCAAGATATGACCGAAGAAACACCAAAAGAGGAGCCACAACCGAGCCAAGCGACACCAACTAAAGACCTCGGAAAATGGACTGGTGCGGAACTTGATGCTCTGGTCCAGTTAATTGACCTGGGTGTCAAGTCAGGAGGCATTCAATTTGTACAGAATGCAGCAGCAATTCTACAAAAGATTCAAAAAGCACCCGCATGGGTGCCCCCGCCCCCACCCAGGAAATCGCGTGTCAGGGGCGGTAAGAAACCGGCGGGTGTGAGGAAAAAATGAGCCCGCAGGCAACGGTTTGAAAAACCCGCTTATCCTGGGCAGGGGTAAGCGGGACGCCCGACTCGATATTTGCACTTCCTGCCCGAATTACCTGAATCCCCTGGGCCGCTGTGCCCTCTGTCGATGTGTGATGCCGGCCAAAACATGGTTGGTCCACGCAAGTTGTCCCTTGAAAAAATGGAGCTGAATCCATGAACCCATGTATCAATATTGATAGTCACCGCCGGGAAGTATTGCAACGGATCGGCGCCCATAAATACGAGCGCCGCACTGACGGTGTGATTGTGTTTCCCGCGATGGGAATCATGATCGGCGGCTCGTGGATCACCCAGGTGAACGGTGCCGACATCGAAGTGACGCCGAACATCATACCGGACGAGGGTCTCGATGATCTGCTGGATGTGTGGCTCGGCAACGGCACGCAAAGCGCTACGTGGTACATCGCGCCGTTCTCAGGCAACATCACCCCTGCGAACACTTTGACTGCGGCGACATTCGACGGCACCGCCACCGAATTCACCAACTACGACGAAGCTGCCCGCGTGACCTGGGCTGACGATGCGGTATCCGGTCAGGCCATCTCCAACGCAGCTGTCAAGGCCGACTTCACGATGTCTGCCGGCGGTGGCACGATCTACGGCGCGGGCCTGCTTTCGGTTTCGACCAAATCTGCGGTGACTGGCAAACTGGCAGCGGCGACGCGCTTCGGTTCCTCGAGAACCTTGGCGGTGTCCGACATCCTGACCGTTCAATACACCCTGTCAGCCGCCAGCACGTAAGTCACACCCTTTGCCAGCCGGGTTCTACAACAAGCCCATCAATTGGCAGATCGAAGATGGGGAATCGCCTAGTGCCGAGCTCCAGGCCGCAATAAAGTCGGCGGCAGGCCAAGCCGCTAATCGACACGAAATTGGCGGGGTCGATAAGTGGTCGATGCAAATGAACGTGCCTGGTGGGCGGTCCGTAAGGTTTGTTCACCTGGGCGTCATGGGTGTTGCCAAGGTTGGTGCTGCGCCTGTCGGTGAGAGCCCCAGCGTCGGCAGCGTCGTTGCTTCTTGGGGGACGGAAGACCTGGCTGATGATTGGTACAGGATGTCGTTTGGTACTGATCACGGTCCTGGTTCTGGCGGTTCCACATCTCCCCTGCATTTTGAGATTTATACGCCAGACCTGGTGGATGTAGACGGAGGCGCCGCTGTTGCCGACTATAGGTATTTTGACTTCTGCATCGCAGGCCCAACCGCCGACGACACCGTTACATGGAGCTGGTCTGTTGTGGCGCTGGACGGCGCAACCCCAACACAGTGGTTAGATACTGATGCGGATTTGACTGGGTGCCCTTACGCGATGCTTGAGTTGGATTGGATATTGTCAATAGCTTCAGTAGCCCAAGACACCCCTGCGGCGACGTTTGAGATTACAGCCAGCATCTCGGGGCCGTCAATAAATGCGTCTGTTTTTACAAGTATGCACATTGGTGGCGGGGTCACTCTCTGATGGCAGACCCGATAATCAAACTCCAAGAACTAACCGTGTTGGCTGGCAACAAATTAGCAGCGACCGGCCCTGAAGTGGACTCTTTGACCATCGGTGGCTGGAGTGAGTTCAACGGTGGGTTTATTGTCAAGATATTGAACACCGTAAGCACTGACATAATCACCTGGGACCCGTGGTCGGACGTAGGTGGTGGCGACGTTCTGCGGCAATATATGTGGAACATCCTTTTAGCTCAAACGGATTGGGACCCTGGGGACTTAGATTTCGGGGCCGTTGTTGTTAGGGGTGCCGATACATTCACTCTAGGCCCATTGCCCGTAACGATAACTTGAGGATTCAGAAATGGCACAGCCAGTAAGACCGGCGCGAACCAAAGACAAGACGGCCACAACGGGAACAGGCAGCTACACCGTCATCGGCACAGCATTCCCGACCTATCAGACGTTTGCCGACGCCCTTTTAACGGGCGATGAAATTGAATACTACGTCGAAGAAGACAACGGGACTGACTGGGAGGTTGTGCGCGGCGTTTGGACCGAAGCTGGTGGGACGTTGACCAGGGGCGATGTGCTGGAAAGCAGCAACAGTGGTTCTGCGGTTGATTGGGCGGTTGGCAACAAGACGATGGGTATCGTCGTTGCTTCGTCCCTGGAAGGGATGGGCGATTACAAGGTGAAACAGGGCGGCGCTGCTGTTCAGGTCGATCTCCCTGTTGCCGCATGGAAAGGCGTGAGAACCTACGCTTACGGCAGACGCGCTGTAACCGGCGACTCGCAGGTGCATAAGGTTCCCATCAGCATGGTCACGACCAACGCCACCCCGGCCGAGTTTCAGATTGGCGCTGTAAACTTCGCTACTAACGAAGACCTGGATTTGCTTGACGATCGCCTATACGTCTTTGACGGGCTAATCGGTGCGTGGCAATACAGCGGCGCAACGGTGGGAGATTGCGGCGCTTACCGCATTGAGGGAGCTATCAAGGTGGTTTCAGGGACTTGCGCCCTGGTAGGCACTCCGACAATCACGGTCATTGGAGAGGACGACGCAGCCTGGACCGTTGCAATCACTGCCGACGACACCAACGACAGGCTGTCAATCAAGGTTACGGGTGCGGCCAGTCATAGCATCCACTGGCACGGACATCTCAATATGGTTGAGGTCGGCTAATGTTGCTCGGCTCCGCGATTATCGGTTCGGCGCCTATTGCGGCGCCAACAGCCGACGGCTCGACCGAGATTCACTTGCAGGAAAGCGTCACGATCACCCCGGTGATGCTCGACACCCTGATAAGCGGGTTGTTGGAAACCATTACGCTGACCGCGACTGACGCGCCAACGATTCAGGTGCTGGAGCAGTTGGCCGACGGCGCAACGCTCTCCGACGCAATTAAACTCGCATTCAAGGTGTTCGCAACCGAATCAGTGACGATGACCGTCACCGACGCCGCCTTTGCGACAACCGTGGTCAGGGCTGTTGAGGCTCTGACCATGAGCAGTTTGGCGCTCAGTCCGATTCAGGCGATCTATCAAATCGCCGCCGGCATGACGATCAACGACCTCTTGGAGGTCCGTTTCGCCCCGACCGCTTCGGAAACGATCTCGATGACTGCGGTTATCTCCGACCTGTACAACGCCAACGTGGCGGCGGTTGAGTCGGCTTTGATGACCGCCGCCGCGATCCCGACCCTGATGGCGGTCGTGACCGCCGCAGAGACTGTCTCTCTCGGCACCACGCTGGCCGACACATTACACGCATTTAACTCGTTGGTTGAAACCATCGAGATCGCGGTCCAGATCGTCATTGATGACAGAATCTACTGGGCCTATGTGCTGAACACCGAGAGCAAGGCGGCGAGCAACTACGCCAATTTTCCGTACAACTCGTTTGCTCTGATCGACGGCCAATACTACGGCGCAAGAGACAACGGCATCTACTTGCTGGAGGGCGCAGACGATGCGGGCACGCAGATCGACGCGCACATTCGTTCCGGCCTGCTGGATTTCGATTCGACCTATCTGAAGCGCCTGAAGTACGCCTATATGGGCTACACCACGGACGGTCAGGTGCTGCTGAAGATCATTGACACCGCGGACGGGGCAAAGACCGAGCGGCACTACGAGTTGGTGCAGCAGACGGCTGACACGTACCGTGAGGCCCGCCGGAAACTCGGCGGCGGCGTCAAGTCCCGGTATTGGGGCTTTGAGCTTGCGAACATTGATGGCGCAGACTTCGATCTGGAGAGCATCCAGTTCATGCCCATCATGCTGACCAGGAGAGTGAACAGTGAGTGATTGCATTTCCCCCAACGGTCCCTACGCGATTGTCGAAGCAGGGCTTGCCGACGCAAGGTCTTACGCCAACGGTTCCTTGGCGGCGGCAGGCAATGCCATCACCGGCCTGGGAAACTTTGAGCTCGATGCGGTCAATTTCAATATTGATTTTGATGAGGCATTTCTACGCGACCTGACCAGTTTTCGTTGGCCCAACTTCGGCGCTGAACTGGATTTGAACGATTACCCGATCACTTACAACGGTCCTGCCGCGCCACCAGCGCAGGATGTCCATGTGCCGGTCATTGGAGCCCCGCCCGTGTTCACCGACGAGCCGGCGGAATTGTCGTTCCCGGCGCAACCCGGCCCCCTGGACACGCGGACCTTTGCCGCGCCCGATCTGGACGATGTTAATCTGCCCGCCGTTCCGACCATCACCCTGGACGACGCGCCGACCCTGACCGTGGTCAACCTCGATGACCTGGCCGATCTGGCGCTCAACATCCCAACCTTCAGTGCCCTGACGCCGAGCACGCCCATACCCGACCTTGAACTGAGTTGGGATTACACCAATGCGTTCTACGGTTCCGCGCTGGTCACACTGGTCAAGAACACGATCACCGATGCGATCAACAATGGTTCGAGTCTGCCTGCCGCCGTCGAGGATGCGCTGTTTGAGCGTGCCGATGGGCGCGAGGAAATCAATCGTGTTCGTTCCCGCCGAGAAATCGACCGAGAGTTCGCCGCCCGTGGGTTCCAGTTACCACCTGGCGCGTTGGTCAGAATGCAAAATGAGGTCACGCACAAAACCGCTTCCGAGCGGTCGGCCCTGTCGCGGGAGATTTACGTCACGCGGCGCACCGATGAAGTGGAGACTCGCAAGCACTACCTGGCCCAAGGCATCGCGATTGAAACGCAACTGATCAACGATCATATCGCCTACTACGAGCGGTCCCTGCAGGCCGGGCGAATCATCTTGGATGCCAGTGTTGCGCTGTTTAACGCCAAGGTGCAGCGGTACAACGTCGAGCTTGAGATTTTCAAGGTTGAGGTTCTGCGGTTTCAGGCGCTCATCGAGGCCGAGCTTGCCAAGGTAGAGGAACTGAAGGCCGAGCTGGAGATTCGTTCGCTCAGGGTCCAGATCAACCAGCAGGAGATTGAACGGTACATCGCACACGTTCAGGGCGTCAATGCGCTGATCAACATCTACATCGCCCAGGTAAGCGGAGCCGAAGCGGTCGCCAAGGTCAACACGGAGCGGGTGGCGGCATTCGCCGCCGAAGTCGACGCCTACCGAGCCGAACAGGGAGCCAAGGAATCCGAGTACCGGGCGTGGGGTTCCGCGATCCAAGGCGAGCTTGGTAAGGTTCAGGTGTTTGAGGCCCAAGCCAGCGCCTTTGGTCGCCGGGTTGACGCATTCAAGGCCGGCGCCGATGTGGAAATCGCCAGAACGCGCAGCGATGTGGACATTGGCGGGCTGCGGGTGCAGGAGTTTCAGGCCAAGGTCGATGGCGCCCGGGCCGAAGTGGAAGGTGAGATAGCCAGACTGGAGGGTGCAGTTGCGCACTATGTAGCCCTGGTGCGCGTCTACGAGGCCAATATCCAAGGTCAAACCGCACTGGCGCAGTCCCATGAGCGCGTCAAACACCTGGCGATCCAGCAGAACAAGAATGCTGCTGATGTGAGTATCGCGTCTGCACAACTCCAAATCACTCAATCAACCGAG